GGTCTTCTAGGTAAGGATGATGCAGGGTCAGGCTTCCTAGCTCGATTCTTACTGTTTAAACCACCAACAACTGACAACATTCCGAATGCGCTACCACGGAAAAATACCAAAATACAGGAGTTACATTCGTACAGATTATTGTCCGAAATCTATAATCAACTCGACAATATCTCCGTTCCGTTAGAATATAGTTTATCTGCTGATGCACAGAAACTGTTTGAAGACTTCCACAATGATATGTTTTCAAGGTTTCAAGAGAGTAACGAGGGTACTAAGTCAATACTAGACCCCTTTCTCAAGAGGTGGTCACCCAACGTGTTGAAATCAGCGATACTTTTCCAGTATCTACTTGACAGTGAGACCCAAACTATTAGCGACTCAGCTATTATGGGAGGGATTTCTCTTTCTTTATATGCTGAAAAATGTACACGTTACCTGTTTAACAGGGAACTAGGTGAAAGTGTTCACCAGAGTAAGCAGAGAAAATTAATTGAATACATAGCAGAGCGAGGTGGCTCTGTAACCAGAAGGAAAGTGCTTGCATCTAAAATACTTGATGGTGGTCATAATGAATACGACTATGTCATTGAATCATTGGAGCAAGGGGGTAGGATTCATTTAGAAAGGACTGATAATAAAATAGTTGCAAGTTCAAGATTAATCTTAATGGAGCAAAATAAATGACTAACTACGATATTGATGAACTAAGAAGAAAGGAAGATGCAAGAAAAAAAGAAGAAGAAAAAATATTTAATCCACCACATTATAAAATTGGAGTACAACCATTGGATTATATTATAGCTAATGAATTAGATTTTTTAGAGGGGAACATAATTAAATATGTAACACGCTATAAAAATAAGAATGGCGTAGAGGATTTAATAAAAGCAAAAAAATATTTAGACTTACTTATAGAAAGGGAAAGGGCATGAGTATACTACCAACAGAGTATCAACAATTTATACATCTATCTCGTTACTCAAGATGGGATTATGATAAGAAGAGGCGAGAGACTTGGGAAGAAACAGTAGATAGATATTTTAAATTTTTCTATGAGCATTTACTAGATAACTACAACTATGAATTTAAAGATGAGGATATGGCTGATTTAAGAGGAGCCATACTTCAGTTAAAAATTATGCCCTCGATGCGTTGTCTTATGACGGCAGGGCCAGCCTTAAAAAAGGAAAATGTATCAGGATATAATTGTAGTTATATACAAGTGGATAACATCCGATCTTTTGATGAAATACTCTATGTTCTTATGAATGGTACAGGTATAGGATTCTCTGTAGAGAAACGCTATACAGATAAACTTCCTATCCTTCCAGAAGAACTACATGAAACAGATACAACCATCATGGTTGCTGACTCAAAACTAGGATGGGCAAAAGCATTTAAGGAGTTAGTAGCCCTACTTTACTCAGGTCATGTACCTAAGTGGGATTTATCTAATGTTCGTGAAGCTGGTGCAATACTCAAAACTTTTGGTGGAAGAGCCAGTGGCCCTGAGCCTTTGGATAATTTATTCCACTTCACTGTAAAGATTGTACAAGAAGCTAGAGGAAGAAAGTTAAAGCCAATTGAATGTCATGATATTGTCTGCAAGGTAGCAGAGGTTGTAGTAGTAGGTGGAGTGAGACGATCAGCCTTACTTAGCCTCAGTGATATTGATGACGATGAAATGCGCTACGCAAAATCTGGTGAGTGGTGGAAAGAAAATGGGCAACGTGCTTTAGCTAACAATTCTGCTAATTATCACCAAGAACCAAACACTGGTACGTTTCTCCGTGAGTGGACTGCCTTATATGATAGCAAATCGGGTGAAAGGGGTATATTTTCATCAAAAGCATCGGCTCTCCAAGCAAAAAGATGTTCAGATCGGGTTGTGAATGAAGAAACACACACTTTTGGTACTAATCCATGCTCTGAAATTATCTTACGTTCAAGAGAGTTCTGTAATCTATCTGAGGTAGTTGTCCGTTCTGGCGATAAATTAACCGATATTGCAGAGAAAGTTAGACTGGCAACAATGTTAGGCACAATTCAGTCAACCCTTACTAATTTCAAGTACTTATCAAGGGAATGGAAGAAGAATTGTGAGGAAGAAAGGTTATTAGGTGTGAGTTTAACTGGTATTATGGATAATCCACTTACAGCTAATCCTAATCCAAAAGACCTACATTCACTCAGAAAAATTGCTATTGATACGAATATAGCTTTTGCTGAAGAAATTGGAATTAATCCAAGTGCATCCATCACCTGTGTAAAACCATCAGGAACTGTCTCACAGTTAGTTGATAGTGCAAGTGGTATTCATGCTCGTCACTCACCATACTACATCAGAAGAGTACGTATGGATAGAAAAGACCCTATGACCACATTCATGCAGGATTTGGATTGGGTATGGGAACCAGATATAACAAAACCAAATGACACCGTAGTATTTTCATTCCCTATGCAGTCACCAGATGGCTGTGTTACACGGCACAAGCAGTCTGCTATTCAACAGCTAGAGGTCTGGAAACTATATCAGGAACACTGGTGTCAGCATAAGCCATCCATCACCATCTCAGTCAAGGAGAACGAATGGCTCGATGTAGGTGCATGGGTATTTAAAAACTTTGAGATTATGTCAGGTGTATCATTCCTGCCACACTCAGATCATAACTACAAGCAGGCTCCTTATGAGGATTGCAATAAAAAAACATTTAAACAACTAACTTCCAAGATGCATAAGGCAGACTGGTCTAACCTCAGCCAATACGAGGAAGAGGATTATACTATAGCCAGTCAGGAATTAGCCTGTGTAGCAGGAAATTGCGAAATATAAGAGTCAAAATGAAAAGATTTTCAGTATCAAGATCAAAATTTAAAAAAGAAATAAATCTGTTTATTAAGGCAGGCGGTAGAATAAAAAAATTAAAACCAGAAGTTGAGTGGGAAATGTTTCCATACTTTGATAATTCAGCAATAGAAAGGAATAAAAATGAAAAAGGAATCCTCGACTATGAAGAAAGTCGTAAACCTATCGGAAGTTAAGTTTTCAAAAATGAATAATGATGAATTACTTACTTATACTATAGATCAATTATCTAAGCAAGTAGTTCAGCTAGTTTTAATCACAACGCAACTCTCTCAGAGAATTGATAATATTGAAAAGAAAATTAACTAGCCTTTCTTCTCTCAAGAAACTTATTAAGTATTTCTAATCTCTGCTTCTCTGTCCTTTTTAAAGAGGCAGGAAGCGGAGTAGATAATCTTTTTTCCAATGCATCGGAAAGGTCTTCCATTTTCTTTACATCTTCTCTTATCATCTCATCAATATCCTTTAATGGAACCATATTAAATAGTGCATCCTCTGCATTCTTTTTTATTATCTGCTTTAATCTATTAATCTTTGCCACCTCACGGAATGCATTTTTTGCTCTAGCTTCATGTGGAGCAATTGGAGTTATGTTTATACCTACTGCCCTCCAATATGCTTGTGCCTTAGTATGTTTTGCTTCTCCTTCCTTAGTAACAAAGTGTGTATGCTGTTCAATTAGCCTAGTAATAGCACCAAATCCCTTACCTTCTCCAATCTGAGTCAATCCATGTACCATAGGTGGCATTGAAAGGTTCCATAAGTAATGGCCCCATGCTCCTAGCTTTTCTCCACCTGTTGCAAACTCATCGTATATTTGCCTATCAGTAAATGGGTCTCTATTAGTTAAAATAGTTGTAGCTATATTAATCAGTGGACTACTCAACATACCGAATGTATGGAGTGCTTGTGCAGGCTCAATACCTGCTTCCTTAGTTGGGTCAAGTTGCCTGAATATATCAGCAAACATTCCATAAGGCTGTAAGTATCCTATATCCAGTAGCTGTGCCCTTCCATTCTCATCTAGGTTCTTTTCCTTTGAAAAAGGATTAAATACAGGAATTATAGATCGTGGTATGTAAGGCTTACCCCCAATAAATGGAACAAAGTCTGGAATCTTATCTAGGTCACCACCTTTTGCTCTTTTCTTTATGTAGTCATTTGTCTCATCAACAACTGCATCATATTCCTCATCATCTATATCATAAATTGATTTAAATCCCTCTACCATTGCCTCACCAAATAAGATGTGAGGGATGAATTTCCAAGGTCTAGTAAGTATAGTTTCAATAATCAGTGGTGCAACAAAACTAGGATAAGAAAGGAACGGTGCACCAAATGCGCTCTTCCTCAAGTACTTAACAGAAGGCAGTGGATTACTGTAATCAAACAGCCATTTCTCAGCTTCTGCCGCCGCTTCATCCATTGAGTACAATCTATTTGCTCCTTCCCACTTAGGCTTCTTACTTTCTTGAAACGGCATCCACCCAAATTTTTCATTGAATGACTTCCCAGTTTTTGGATTCCTGACATGGTCACCATGTAAATACTTCATCATCATGACCTTACCAAGTGTATCAATTCCACCATACAAATCAGATGATGGTTTTTGAATATACTTAACAAATGGGTCTCTAACTCCAGCTTTAGCTAAAGCCAGAGCCTTCCCAGTTAGTTTCTCTTCCTTACCTATTCCCTTGAATGCATTTCTTATAGTCATTAATCCAGCTATTCCTTCCTGTGGGTCTCCTCTTCTAACTGCTTCTTCAAAATTACTTTTAATCATCTTGAGTTCCACTTGTGAAAAACCACCAGAGGTTAATCCCATTATATCTGCCCTAGCTGTATCAGTAAGTGGATTACCTTTTTTATCAAATACCTCATTATTTTTATCACCCTTTGCCATCTTAATCCTAGTTGATATCTGATCTTTTATTGATCTAATAAACAGGTCAGGCATACGATGCAGGGGGACTGGCCCCATATTCATAAAGATAAGGTTTGATATAAAGTTCCTAACCCAAGATGGTGGGTTTGCTGATACCTTAGACCACTTCCAGAACCTGTTAAACTGTTCAAATGTTCCACCAGTTCCAAGTATTTTTTCAGCCATATTACGATCTATAGTGCCATCGTCATTTATATTAAATGAATGTTTACCTGTTGACCAACCGAATAAGTCCTCAAATATTTCCTTCCTTATTGCCATTCCTTGCAATTTGCCATACTTTCTACCCTTTGGAACCCTAACGTAATCCTTTGGAACAACATCGCCTACAATCTTTTTCCCAGCATCTGACATCCTATCAGTTAGCTTCTTAACCAGAATAGTTTTTTCTGGTGTTAGTTCCATATGGTTTGTAGCTAGATTCTGTATTCTCTCTGCCTCATTCACCAACCAATGACCACTCACCCTGACTCCCTTTGTTTCCATCAACTCTAGTTCTTTAATTAATTTACTAGTCTCAGGGGATTTCCCAGCTAACTGTTTCATCAAACCGATAGCATCAAAAGTAACTAATGTCTTTGGCAATACCCAACCTCTTTTTACACCCACATCACTGGCAATCTGCTCCATAAAATCAAGGAGTGCCATATCTTTTCTTGGGGTTGCAAACGCTGTAGCGGAAAGGAATGCAGGGTCTTTTATCTCACCAAGTATTAACTCTCTTACACCCTTCTCTATATCCTGCCGTTTCTTCAAATATGAAAGGTCAAGATTTGCAATATTTTCTCCTCCACCCTTACTAAGAATTGCATAGTCAGAATCCCTAAGTAAATATCTCAGGTACTTCCTTGGTAGGTATTGATCATCTAATCTATCTAATGTTTTTCTTGTCATAAGGTGATGGTCTTCAACTAACCTTCTACCATTTTCTCTAATCTCTTTTTTTACTTGGACAACTATTTTCCTTTCATACTCATTTACAATCTTTGTCTTATCTGCATCTGGAGTAGTAAGGTAGTCGTATATTTCTTTCTGTTGTTTTGAGTTTTTAATAACCTTATAAAACTTTTCTGCTGTCTGTTCCATTCTGAGTAGAGTCCCTTTTGTCCTCCTCCTTAATTGTTTATATAATCCATAGTCTTCAAGTGTCCCTTGAGATATCAACCTTCTTGTCATCTTACGTGCTAATCCAGAAAGTGGGCCTCTTCCCTGACTTGCTATCCTTGTTTTTTCAAGGTACTGTTCAGCCCTTGATTGACTGAAATTTACAGACTGAGATATTAATTCCTTAGATGCCTTGAGTGCGCTCTTAGTCCTATTCCTCTTGGTAGGCTTGAGCATTGTTTCAGGAGAAAATTGACCTTTCATTACCTTGGTGTAAGTTAAATCCTTACCTTCTACATCTCTTACTTTAACATCTCCTGAATATTTTTTAAAAAATGCTTCTTTTTGAGATTCAGGAACACCCTTCCATGCGACAGGCATCTTCATCATAGTAGTGCCCTGCCTTTTTTCTGTTCTAATTGTTTTACCTTCCTTAGTCCGATAAGGCTCAATATTAAGTTTTGGGACTCCTTTATAAAATGGGTTAGTAGCATCCAGTAATGGTATACCCTTCCCTTTAAATCGACCAATAATCTTACCCATAAAGGAAATATCGTAAGACAAGTGAGCGTGTTCTTTTGCTAACCCCTCTGCTTCTGCTGTTGATAAAGGTTTGTCCTTATTAAATTTCATAACTTGAACTATATTACCAGTATTATTATCTCCTGTTTTCCCTTTAAAATTTGCCCAAGATTGATCGGGCTTAGGCCCAAACTCAGGATCAATTGTGTCTATTAACATCTTTTGGAATGATGGGATTCCAAGTTCCGCTGATATATTTTGTCCTCCAAGTCCTGTAAATATAGATTTCCTTACATCAAATGTAAGTTTTTTACCCTCTTCTTCAAATATTTTATATTTTTGTTTTGGAGTTTTAGCATTATTTATTTTTTGTAAAACCTTATTACTCCTCTGGTCACCTCTAGTACCCTTTGTTGTATTAGCATTCTCAAAAGGCTTTCTAAATGATGCTGATCCTGATTTTATTAACTCAGCAAACTTATTTTCAAGTGCTGTTCTTTCAGCACCTTTTGTTCCTAAAACATCACGTATTACCTGTGTATAAATTGTAAAGAATGTAGGATTTGATCCATGTGCTTCAGGAGTCATTAATGCAACAATTCCATATCCATTAGATTCTTTAACTCTTGCTGTAATTACATCTTTAATTGATCCTGCACTTGTACTTGACCCTATAATGCCTGCTTCCATATTGTATGTAAGGTAGGAATTTGCCATACCTCCTTGTAGTGGAATCCTTACTCCACTTGGAGTTTCATAGAATCCATCCCCACGCATACGATCCCACATAAATATAAATGGGCCATTACCTGAACT